CTCTGATTGGCGAACAACCTGTACTTCGCAAAGAGATACAGTCTGTTCTCTTTACAGGTGTTGACCCTGAACATGTTTTTGGTTATCAAAAACGCTATTCTGAGTATATGTACTCCCCTTCGCGTATTGCTTCCCAGTTTCGTACTACGCTTGCGTTTTGGCACAATGGTCGGATTTTTGACGACATTAACAACCCTCCTCCGTTGAACGCTGAATTTATCGAATGTAATCCGCGCCTTGATATTTTCGCTGTTACTGACCCTGACGAAGATCATATTGTTGTCCAGACCCTCAACCATGTTTCCTGTCGTCGCAAACTTCCACGTCACGCAATACCTACGATTTAATTATGGCTTGTGATCATCCCATTTGGGTTTTTGGTGGTATTGATTCTCCCGGACAGGAGCGCGTTCCTGTTCCTTGTGGGCGTTGTGCTAATTGTAAACGCCGTCGAGTTAACCAATGGGTATTTCGTTTGCTCCAGGAGCAAAAGGTACACGACTACTGTCATTTTTTGACTTTAACCTATGATACTGGTGTTGTTCCTATTTCTCCAAACGGGTTTATGACCCTTGATAAAGGAGAGTATCCTCGGTTTATGAAGCGGCTCCGCAAACTTTTACCCGGTGTTACTCTCAAGTATTATTACTGCGGGGAGTATGGTACTATTCGTGGCCGTCCTCATTATCACGCTATTGTGTTCGGATGTCCTGACCCTGAATTATATCATAAGGCATGGGCTTTAGATGGTTCTTCGTTCGGTGACATTGTTGTTGGTACGGTTACGGAAGAAAGTATTTCATATGTTATGAAGTATATTGATAAGTCTTCTTTTCGTCCTAAACACGGTCGTGATGATCGTGTTCCTGAGTTTTCCGGTATGTCAAAAGGTCTCGGTGAATCTTATGTCACCCCTGCTATTAAGCAATACCACAAAGATGACATTTCCCGGCTTTATTGTACTAAGCCCGGTGGCTATCGTGTTTCTATGCCCCGGTACTATCGTGAGCGGATATTTTCTAAGCGGGAGCGTCTTGCTCAGGTTCCTATCATTCAGGAAGCTGTTGCAAAGACTACTGAAGCTGAACTTCTCGAATTTAACCGTGTGTATCATGGCGCCGACCTGACCTTTCCCGAATATTTGGAAAGGCAAAAACTTGGTCGTGCGTCCAATTTTAACTCTAAACTTTCTGATCGTGATGTCTAATTCTCGTAAACCTATCGGAGAAGGTGTTTCTAAAAAAGGTGTTCGCTACCCTATTTATGAATCTCTTGGTGAAACTTTTTCTAAACCTTCTCTTACTGTCCCTGACCTGTCTATTCCCTTAAAGCATCTAATTTTGCGCTATCGTCGTGACGGTACGGAGCTTCTGCAAGGTGTTTATCATAATGACGATACTACCCTTCCTCCTGAGTTTGATCGGATGGAAAAGACTGATCGTATTGATTTTGCTCGGTTAAATGCCGAGCGTATTCATGCTACCCGGTCTGCCCTTGACAAGCGCACTGCTGCACAAAAGGAAAAGGACGCAAAGCGTGCCTTTGACGATGCTGTTGCTGCCAAACTTGATGAACTTAAGGAAGTCAAGTAGGCAACGACCAATAGTTATCTCGGAGCAAGCCGAAGGCAAGAGCGCAGCGTGACCGCTCGCGGTGGGTAATGACCGTAGGGAATGGACGCCGCATTAGTAGCCTTCCGGCGTCAAGTGGGTGAGTGTGTGACAAGCAGCCCGGTGAGCGCATATTTGGGCGAGTACTTCCGGCTGCTTGTGTCCTCTTAGTGTGTGTATCAGTAGGCCGGCGTAAGCAAGGCCTACGTTTAGCGGGCAGCCTTTCCGGCTGCTGCCCGCTCGCCCCCCCCGCCTTTTTCAGGCGGGGGGGTGCGTTATTTCTACCAGTACTCTTAGTACTGTTTCTGCGTTTACCCCTCGCGTCGAGCCATTAGTACGTCTTGGTCTCTAATGGCTAATTGACACTCGTGTCAATTTAGTGTGCATTTTATTTGGTAAAGTCCGAAAGTTTAGCGCAACTTTGTGGAGCGGAACTGCCGGACGCTACGTAATATCGGCACACTTTTAATTCTAAATTTTCATGACATGAAAAATTTTCGATCTCGTTCACGCCGTAGGCGTGGCGGTAAACGCCGTTCGTTCGGTGTTATCGTTACTCGTGGCGGTATTCGCCTCTAATTTTTTAACGAACTAATCTCCTTCTCTTATGTACACCTTCGTTTCTCCCGGACAACACATTAAACTAAATCATCAGCGCCTTTGGCGTCTGGTTGTTGATGTTCGTACTGAGGGTTTCATTCAGTATGTGGACTGTGTTGTTACTACTGGCCGCCCTATGGCCTTTAAAACTCGTCCTGAACATCATATTTATGATGTTCGTTTTGATTGTTTAACCGTTAAACTTTAATATTAATATTATGGACCCAACACTTCTTCTTTCCGCTGCTCAGGATTTTCCCGGTCCTATGGACCTGGTAGGTCAAGTAGGTAGCGCTATGCAGCAACGTAATGCTCAAAGATGGAGCCTTGCTATGTATGAGCGTCAGCGACGGGACGCCCTTGAATTTTGGGGCGTTCAAAATGCTTACAATTCTCCGCAGCAACAGATGCAGCGTTATCAGGCTGCTGGCCTCAATCCCAATCTTATTTATGGTCAATCGAATACGGGCGGTAGTATTCAGGTTCCTGATGCTTCTCCCGTTGATTTTCGTGAGCCTAAGTTTCAAGGCCGTACTTCTATGAATCCTCTTTTATTTGCTGATTTACGCATAAAGAATGCGCAGGCCAATAATTTGGAAACGCAGACTGAGGTTATCCGCCAAGATGCTTCTTTGCGCGCTTGGCAGGCTAAACGTGCTGGATTGGATTATTCTCTGGAGGAGTCTCTCTATTCTGTCAATTCAGATGCTCGCCGGGCTGGTTTGCAAAAGACTCGTGTTGAAACCGAGGTTTTACTTAATCGTGATGCCCGTGAGGCTGCTATGAATGCTTCTTCTATCTCTGAAGCTGCGGAACGTATGCTTACTCTTCGTGAACAACGTATTAACACGGTTTTAGACCGTACCAAAAGTTACTCTGAGATTCGCCGTCTTAATGCTGAAACTGCCCGTATTCGTCAGTCTATTGAGCTGTCTAAAAAGGAAGGTATTCTTAAAGACCTTGACGTCAAATTCTCTAAGGATAATATTAGGCCCGGGGATCCTCTTTGGTATCGTTTGTTATCTCAGTCTCTCTCAGAACTTTTTAACCCATCTCCTACGACAATTCCGTTGGAACAGTACCCGGAAATTCGCAAACCTGATGGTTCACGCTATTAACTTTTTTTAACATGAAACGAAAAGATAATATTTTTCTCGACTCGATGTTTCGACGTCCTCAAACAAATATGTTTGACCTTTCGCACGATTTTAAGTTTTCTACTAATCCCGGCGTATTGGTTCCTACAATGGCTCAAGAATGTCTTCCGGGTGATGTTTGGAATGTTGCTGCTACTGATTTCGTGCGTTTCCTTCCTTTGCGTTCTCCGGTTATGCACCGCTTTAGAGGTTCACGCTATTACTTTTTTGTGCCTAACCGTATTTTGTGGTCTGCTTTTCCGGACTGGATTTTTGATGCTGACTCAGCAGACGAGAATCCTTATGTTATTATTGATGATGTTGTACCTGTTGGTTCGTTAGCCGATTTTATGGGCGTTCCTCCCGGTGACTATTCAAATAATGCCCCTTACAAGGTTAATTTGTTGCCTTTTGCTGCTTATTGTCTGATTCATGATGAATTTTTCAAACAGCAATTCATACAGACGCCTGATTTCCAGACTATTGTTCCGGGTGATAATTCGAACAACTGGCAGGCCTTTATTCTCGCTCCTCCTCTCCGCGCTGCTTGGGAAAAGGACTATTTTACCACTGCTCTACCTTTCCCGCAGGATTCTGCTACAGGTGTTCAAATTCCGCTTACCTTTCAGGACAATGTACCTGTTAATTTAAACCCTGCTGATGGCACTCCGGGCATGGCACGTGATGCAGACACAGGCAATATTTTACAGGGACAGTGGTTGTCTGGTGTTACTGGCGGAATGCAGGTTAACCCGGATACAGGCGGCGCCATGTATGACCCTAATGGTACCCTTTCCGTTGACGTCCAAAGCGATGCCGCCCTTATTACAGACCTTCGCCGTGCCTTCCGCTTGCAGGAATTTTTAGAAAAGATCATCACAGGTGGTAAGCGTTATATTGAAACTCTGTTGACAATTTTTGGTGTTCAGTCTTCTGATGCGCGTTTGCAGCGTCCTGAGTATATCTCCGGTTCTAAGTTTAACATCGTCGTCTCCGAGGTTCTTGCTACAACTGCGGATACTGCCGAGGTTCAGCCGCTCGGTTCTATGGCTGGTCACGGTATTGCTGTTTCTGGTACTGGTTCATCTACCTATCGCTGCGAAGAACATGGTTGGTTATTGTCTCTTATGGTTATTCGCCCAGATACGGCCTATCAGGACGGTTTGCACCGTTCTTTAACCCGTCTCAACCCGTTGGACTATGCTTTGCCTGATTTTGCTCTGATTGGCGAACAACCTGTACTTCGCAAAGAGATACAGTCTGTTCTCTTTACAGGTGTTGACCCTGAACATGTTTTTGGTTATCAAAAACGCTATTCTGAGTATATGTACTCCCCTTC